CGAGTGCGGATGCGGCAGGCGGTCGCAGGTAACGAACCACAAAGACGGGAAAGGACTGGACGGCCCGCTCCGCTACGACTGGCACAACCTCGAGGCGCTGGCCCGTGTCTGTCACAACCGACTCACGCCAACACAAGGCACCCGCGACTCGAGAGGCCTACAGCCATGAACTACTACGGACCAAGGAGCTTCGAGACGGACAGTGGCAAGGTGCGCTGGCACTACACGTGCTCGAACAGTCGTATCGGCATCTGGCCGGAAGGGTACTGCCGTGACGGCTGCCCCGGCCACCCGACAGCGGAGGAGGCGTGCGAGCACATGCGCGAGTACCTGATCGATCGCGCGACATTCTCCTGGCTCAACCGCATCAGCGGAACCGCAGTTCCGTGCGAGGTGTGCGGCACGCCGACCACCACGTTCTCTGTGGTCAAGGGTCTCGGTATGCCTGACCTCCGGAGCCTGTGTGACGCCCACTTCAATCGTGAAGGTCTCGACCAGGTGCTGGGGACTCCGGGTGAGGTGTGGTCATCATGAGCGACGGTATCCGACCAGCACTCGAGCAGGTGCCATGGTTGCCAAAGGCCAAAGGTCTTGCCGAGCGAATCCAGCAGGCGAGTGCAAACAGCCACCTAGATCTTGTCGTACCGATGACGGTCAACGACGATCCAGAAAAGGTCTTGGACGTTCTACGTGTCGCCTTCGGAGCAACTGAAGACGAGCTCGTCGCCTACCTCAGGAACGTCGACCCGTTCATTGCAAGGCAAATGCTGAACCTCTGCGAGTACGTCGGCAGGTGTGAAGAGATCCGAGTGGAGCAAGACCGTCTCGCCGATATGAAGCGCCGGCGGGACGAGCCATGGGATGGCGTCTGGCGATGATGCACGAGCTCGCTGTCATCGATCTGTACCCATGGGGAGGGGGGGCACCCCCTGGCCTAGGGGAGGTAGCCGCGCAGAGGCGTCGCCAATCTACCGCTGAAACGATGGCATGACTAAGGGGGATTCCAAGCCACGATGCCCCACTGGCCTCGGCGCACCGGCACGAGCCGAGTGGCGCCGGCAGGTAGTCGCGATCGAGGGGCGCGGCATGGACCCCGGCGAATTCATCAGCGCCCTCGAGCAATACGTCCGCGAGCTCGACCTCGTCAATCAGATCGAACGTGAGTGGATCGACAAGGGCAAGCCGCTCACGACGACGGCCACTGCTGGCCAGACCTACCAGCATCCTCTACTCAAGATGCTCGGCGAGCATCGCAAAGTGCTCGCCCAGTTGGCCGACCGTATCGGGGCAAGCCCGCGCGCTGCCCGGACCGCGCAGCCGGCCAAAGCGCCAGGCCGGCCGAAGGGGTCGCCGTCGCTCGGCGGAATCAAGAAGTCGTCATCCCAGGCGAAGCTTCGAGCGCTCGAAGGCGGCGGCGCCTCGTGAGCACGATGGCGATCGAGCGTGAAGTTGTCGGCACAGATGGCGGCGACTTCGCCGACTTTTGCCATGACTACCTTCAGCATTCGATCGGTCGTTTCGCCGGCCAGGTCTTCAACCTCGAGGACTGGCAGCGAGCAATCTTCGACGAGGCGCTCGAGTACTACGCCGATGGCACGCCAGCGTGGACGATGGTGGTGCTCGTCCTGCCACGCAAGAACGGCAAGACGCAGATCCTCGCCGCCTACGCGCTCTGGCGTCTGCTCGTCGACGACGGTATGCCCGAGATCCTCCTTGCAGCATCGAGCGACAAGCAAGCCGGCCGACTCTTCGAGGCATGCGTCGCCTACATCCGGGGAAACCCTGCACTCGACGACCTGCTCATCATCCGCGAACACGACGGCGAGATCGTCCGGGTCGATGGCGGCGGAATCATCCGGCGAATGGCCAGCGATCCAAAACGGATCCACGGCTACAACCCCAGCCTCGTCATCTGCGACGAGGTCGCACAGTGGACGACGCCGCTGCTTCGCTCAGCGTGGGACGCACTCATCACCGGAGACGGCGCCCGTGAATCCGCGCAGGTCTTCGCGATCACGACACCAGGCGAAGCGCACACCAGGGCCACCGGGATCCTTGGCCGGCTGATCGACCGGACTGCGCAATCGGGCGAGACCGAGCTCGACGGCGTGAAGTCGACGACCAGGAGCAAGGTCTCACGGACCATCGTCTACCAATGGTCGGCGCCCTGGCCGGCAGCCAACCCGAAGCCCCTACGAGACGCCCACGCGGCACTCGTCCTCGCCGAAGCACTCGGCGACACCGAACGCATCGAGATCGCACAACGCGACTTCGAGCTCGCAAGCGGCATCATGCTCCCCGCCTGGAAGCAGGCGAACCCGGCCAGCTGGATCACCGAGGAATACCTCATCGGCAAGGCGCTCGGCGCGCTCCCCGAGGCCAGCGTCCTCCAGCTCCACGCCGGCGTCTGGGCCGAAGGCGAAGACCAATGGCTCACCTCTGATGCATGGGCGCTCGGCCACCGCCACAGCGAGCTTCAACCGGGCGACGTCATAACGCTCGGATTCGACGGCTCACGTGTCTCCGATGCCACTGCCCTCATCGCGTGCCGACTTCGCGATGGCCTGCTCGCACCGATCCGAGTATGGGAATGCCCCGAAGGCGCAGCCGGCCGATTCTGGAACGTGCCACGCAAAGAGGTCGACGCCGCCGTCGCCTCCGCATTCGAGACGTACGACGTGACACGCATGTACGCCGACCCCCCGGACTGGCGCAGCGAGATCGACACCTGGGCACTGCAATGGCCGCGCCGCGTCATCGAATTTCCAACCTCCGGCGATATGCGGATGGGCGCCGCCGTCGAGCGGTTCACCACCGACCTCGCCGCCGGCGAGCTCGGCCACACCAACGACCCCACACTCACCCGGCACATCGGCAACGCAATCCGAAGCAAAAACCGGCACGGCTACCGCATCACCAAGCCCGCAAAGCTCTCCGAACGCAAGATCGACGCCGCCGTCGCCGCCGTCATCGCCTACGAGGCCCGCTGCGACTCCATCGCCGCCGGCGAAACCGGCACACCCGAAAAGCAATCCCGAAAGGTCACATTCCATTGAGCACCGCCATCCAACTCATGACCGGCGCGCGACGGACCGCACAAGCACGCACCGCAGAAGACATCCGCGATCGCCTGCTCGCACGCCTCGACGCACGCAAGAAAGAGATCGAACGCCTCGAGGAGTACTACAACGGCGACCACCCCTTGTCGTTCGCGAGCCCGCAATTCGCGCAGACGTTCGGCAAGCTCTTCGAAACGTTCGCCGACAACTGGTGCGAGATCGTCGTCAGCGCAGCAGCAGAGCGCCTCGCCGTCACCGGCTTCCGCTTCAAGTCGACGACCACCGGCGACTCGCAACAGGCAGACGACGCCGCCTGGGAGATCTGGCAGCGCAACAACCTCGACGCGGAATCGTCCCTCGCAATGACCGACGCCATCAAACTCGGCACGAGCTACGCATTCGTCGGCGAGGAAGGCGGCAAGGCGGTCATCAACATCGACCACCCAGCCGATGCGATCACCGAATCACAGCCGATGAACCCGCGCAAAGTGACGGCCGGGCTACGCCGATGGATCGACAGCGACGGCACCACGTTCGTCGTGCTGGCACTACCCGACGCGACCTACACATGGAAACGCGGCATCAACATCAACGGCGGCACCTGGTCACTCGCCCAGGCGGTCCGCAACAGTCTCGGCGTCGTGCCGATGGTCCCGCTGCGAAATAACCCACGCACGCATCGCAACAAGACCGGATGGCGTGAACGTATCGGCGTCAGTGACATCGCCCAGATCATGGGACTCCAAGACGCGATCGACAAGACCGTAATCGACATGCTCGTCGCCAGCGAATTCGCCGGATTCCGGCAGCGATGGGTGACCGGCCTCGACATCCCGAATGACCCCGCCACAGGCCAGCCAATGCTTGAAGCATGGAAAGCCGGCGTGAGTCGACTCTGGACATCAGAATCCGACAAAACCAAATTCGGCGAGTTTGACGTCACCGACCTCAACAACTACGTCGACGCTGCCTCGATGCTGCTCCAACATCTCTCAGCCCAGACGCGCACACCGCCGCACTACCTCATCGGCCAGATCGTCAACGCCAGCGGCGACGCACTCAAAGCCGCAGAGACCGGGCTCGTCGCCAAGGTCCGCAGCAAGCAACTCGTCTTCGGCGACGACTGGGAAGACATCATGCGCCTCGCCTTCCGCGTCGAAGGCGACCAGGAACGGGCAGCCGACACATCAGCCGAAACGATCTGGCGCGACCCCGAGACCCGTTCCCAGGCCGAGGTCACCGACAGCGTCATAAAGCTCAAGACCATCGGCGTCCCGCTCGAGATCCTGCTCGAGGAATACGGCTACACACCGCAGCAGATCCAGCGCGTCAAAGAGGTCAAGACCGCCGACAACCTGCGCGCACTGATCGACAACCTCGGCACCACAAACGACCAGGGAGATCCAACGCTCCCAGCCGTCGCATGAGTATCGACCAGCAACGCGCGGCCGGAGCCGTCACGACGCATCGCAACAGGCTCATCGCCACACGGCAACGCGCCGCGATCGCCGCCGCCGGCATCTGGCAGGCACTCATCCCGGCAGAGGAGCCCACAACCCACGCACAACTCGTCGCACTCGAATCACAATGGCTCGACACGGCGACGACAACAGCCCAGGCCGCGTCGATCGTCGCCGTCGATGATTCCCGCGCATACGTCCAAGAGCTCGCAGCAGCGGCCGGCATCAATATCCAACCCGAACGAATCGCCCAGCCGTCGTCGACGGCTCGCCGCAGCCTCATCCAAGCCATCATCACCCTCCGAGCTCGCCTCGAGGTCGGCGACGACTGGAAACGAGCCCGCACCATCGCCGAAGGCCGCGCCAGACGTCAGGCATCAACCACGATCGTCCAAGCATCAGACCGGTCCGCCAACCTCACCGCAAAATCATCGGGCAAGTTCACAGGCTGGCGCCGCGTGACCAGCGGCCAACCCTGCGGCGCCTGCCTCGCCGCCGCCACCGCCACGATCCAGCCGCTCGACGAACCGCTCGGCTTCCACCTCGGATGCCGATGCAGCCGCATCTTCCTGCCCAACGGCGTCCACCCTGACGAACTCTCGTGGATCCCGACCGGGCAACAACGCTTCAACGCACTCACCACAGACCAACAGAACGCCCTTTTCCAAGGACGCGGCGGCGCCGACAAGGCCGAACTCATCCGAACCGGGAAAGTGCCACTCGAAGCCCTCATCCGTGAATCGCACGGCCAAGCAGCCGAGCAAACACTCGACGAGCTCCGCATCATCGCCAAGGCCCAGAGCTGACGCTGGCACGTCGTCCGCGCGGCCGTGCTAGCGTGCGCCGCGCAGATCACGTGAGGTGATCGCCATGGGGTGAACGGGACCCTCCCGCCCGCCCCGCCCGGTAACCAGAGGTGTCTCTCAAGCCCGCCAGCGTGCGGGTTTGCAGTCATTTCCTGGCCGGGACTCTCCTGGAAGAAACACCAACCCCGCGATGGGGAGGACCCTTCACATGCTTCGAGGTTTTCGACGAACCCTCCTTCGCCCAGATGGCGGCGATGGTGGTGGCGATGCCACTACACCGCCGGCGGATGCCGGCACCACTGAGACACCTGCTGCCCCGCCCGCAGAAACCGGCGACGCCGGCAGCGACAGCGGCAGCAACGACGACGGCAACGATGACGCCGACGCTGATGAGCCTGACACCGAGGACAAGTCAGCCGACGACGTCGACGCGATCCGTCGCGCACTCCGGAAGGCGAACACCGAGGCGAAAAACCATCGACTCGCCGCGAAGGAAGCAACCGATCGAGCGACCAAAGCCGAGCAAGAGCGCGACGACGCACTCGGCCGCGCAGAAAAGGCCGAGATGGACGTCCTGCGCATGACCGCCGCACGCGCGGCAGGCCTGCCCGACGACCTCGCAACCCGCCTCGTCGGCGACAGCACAGAGGAACTCAAGGCAGACGCCGCACGCCTCGCCGGACTCATCGCGCCGGCCGGCACCAACAACCCGCTCCACGCCGGAACGGGCACCACGGGAGACGACGCCGGCGACCTCTCGCCACGCGACCGCCTCAACCGTGGATTCGCAGCATCCACAAAGACCTAAGACCAGGAGCACCAACCCATGGCACTCACCCTCGCAGAGAGCGCGAAGCTCTGCCAGGACGACCTTCAGCGCGGCGTCATCGAGACGTTCGTGCAGGAGTCTCCCATCCTTGATCGTCTCCCGATGATCGACGTGCAAGGCAACGCCTACGCCTACAACGAGGAGCTCACCCTTCCCGGCGTCGCGTTCCGTGCAGTCAACGCGGCCTACGTCGAGTCGACGGGCACCGTCAACCCCAAGACCGAGAGCCTCAAGATCCTCGGCGGCGACGCAGACGTGGACCGCTTCATCGTCCAGACGCGCGGCAACCTCAACGACCAGCGCGCCGTCCAGGCACGCCTCAAGGTCAAGGCCGCCGTCTACTCGTACCACGACACGTTCTTCAACGGCTCAGTCGGCACCGACGCCAACTCGTTCGATGGACTCAAGACCCGCCTCACCGGCGGCCAGGTCATCACCGCCGGCACCAACGGCCTCGCCGTCCTCGGCGCCGATGACAACGCCCGCCACGCCTTCCTCGACAAGCTCGACGAGGCCATCTCAGTCGTCGCCAACCCCGGCGCGATCTACTGCAACCGGGCCATCCTCTTCAAGATCAAGAGCTCGGCCCGCCGCCTGGGCAAGTGGGCCCAGACGATCACCGACTTCGGCAAGACCATCGACTACTACGATGGGATCCCGCTGCTCGACGCCGGCACCAAGTCGGACGGCACCACCAACGTCCTCCCCCAGACGGAGACGCAGGGCACCGCCGCCGGCATCTGCTCCAGCATCTACGTCGTCGGATTCTCCCAGGGCGAAGACGAGATCGGCGTCGCAGGCCTGACCAATGGCGGCGTCATGGTCGACGACCTCGGCATGGTCTCCGACAAGCCGGTCTACCGCACGCGCATCGAGTTTTACTGCGGCATGGCAGCCTTCGGCGGCCGCGCGGCTTCCCGCCTCGGCGGAGTGCTGAACTCATGAGCACGGTGTGCGACTGCACCGATGCGCGTCTCGAGACATACGAGACGCCATCGGGGCACACCATCACTCGATGCATCGACTGCGGAGCAATGCAGATCGACTCGCTGCCCGAAGCAGTCGACACCGACGCAACGTCTGGCGACCCGTGGCAGGCACTGTCCCACCACATCGCCGCAGGTACGTCCGAAGGTGCGTCCGGTCAGCACAGCGCCTGGCCCGACATCGCAGACCTCTCCATCCCCAAGATGCTCGAGCGGCTCGACGAGATCGAGGACGACGACGAACGGGCAGCAATGACCGCCGCCGTCGTCGCGTGGGAGAAGGCCCAGCACAACCCGCGCAAAGGCATCCTCGACCTCGAGGACGTCACCCCGCCCGCCGACGACACCAACCCCGAGGTGGTGAGCTAGATGTCATCTGCCCTCTACGACAAAGGGCGAGAGGGTTTCCTTGACGGATCGATCGATTGGGATACCAACACGATCAAGACGGTCCTCGTTACGAGCGGCTACGCCGTCAACCTCGCAACCCATCAGTTTCTCTCGGACATCGTTGCCGGCAACCGCAACGGCATCAGTGCAGCCCTGGCCAGCAAGACGGTCACGGCTGGCGTCGCCGATGCAGCCGACACCACGATCACCACGACCGTCGCATCGTCGACGATCGCCATGGTGATCTACCAGGACACCGGGGTCGAAGCAACCAGCCGGCTCATCGCATACATCGATACCGGCGGGTTTCCCTTCACCCCATCAGTTGGCCAGGCGGTCCCGATCACTTGGGACAACGGCGCGAACCGCATCTTCAAGCTCTAGCGCCTGCCGCACGAGAGGAACACTCCATGGATCCCATCACGGCGACCCGTGGCGATCAATCGATCTTTGCCAATGGTGTGAACTGGGCAGGCATCGTCTGCCAGTTCCACCGTGGCGAAGCGATCATCGGCCACGAGACACGCATCGACCCAGACACAAACGAACCCCGCCGCGTCGAGCAAGAACTCATCGACAGCGACGGAAACGTTGTCCTTGACAGCTTCGGCAAACCGCACACCGAGCTCGTCGACGCCGAGTTCCCAATCTACAGCGACAACCTCGGGCACGACCCGGACTGCGACGCCTGCCGGCGCGCCGTCCTTGACACCCGTCTCCACATGGCCGCCGTCGAAGCCGATCGAATGCAAGCCGATTTCGACCTTCGCGAACAGCTGCGCGCCCGTGGACTCGACCCCGACAAGATCATGGGAGGCAACGCATGACCACGGGGATCATCGTCCCATCGCAACGCATCGAAGCGGTCCGCAACCGTGTCCTCGACACATGCGGAATTCGCAATTGGCGGCACCTCAACTACCTCGCAGCCGGCGACCAGAAATGCGGCGAAGCGTTCTGGATCGCCGAAGACCTCAAAGTCAAGGCCCGCCTCCACTACATCGCAACGGCACCGCCGCACGCCGATCGCCGCCGCGAAGACACGCTCCGCCGCTCAGACGAATTCTGGCAAAGCTACGAAGAGATCAACCGCACGTGGATCCCCGATGACCCGGTCTTCAGCGGATCACGCGCCGGCGTCACACTCTCCACAACGGTCAACCTCTGGACCCTGACGGTCGGCGCATCCGGTCAGCTGCGCGTCCTCGAGAGCTACATCGGCGGCGAGTCAACGGCATCGACGGTCTTGCGTCTCGCACTGCAAATCTCGAGCGGCGGCGCCACCCCGACAAACCAGACGCCCGAGAAGTTCTCGAGCCGGTCACCGTCGCCAGCCAGCGCATTCGCCAACGCCTGGACGACCCAGCCATCGCTCAGCGGTAGCCCGTTCGCGTTCCACACGTTCAACACGTTCGGCGGCACGGACCGGATCGTCTTCGCCCCAGGCGCCGAGTACTTCCTCGTCAACGGCGAACAGATGAGCGCCCGCAGCCAATCAGGCACCCCGGTCGTCAGCGCGCACGTCATCTTCGAGGAGCTCTAACCGCACCCCGTGGCTCGTTACGCTTCAACACTTCAGAACGGTTCCGCCCGGATCATCCAGGCAAACCGTGGCCTCGTCACAGCCCAGATCTGGATCGAATGCGCAACGACTGCCGGAATGTCGACGACGTCCACAGCAGTCGCGCGAGGTGGCATCGGTCACCCGACCGGCGGCGCGACGCCTACCGACCAGGCATCCACCAAACTCAACTCACGGTCGTCCGTCGCGTCTTGGACGATGACCACGGCCTGGACGACTGTGCCAACCCTCTCTGGTTTCGTCGTCGCGTGGGTCGCAGTTGGAATCGCGAAGGGTCGCAGGTCGCAGCGATGGGCACCGCGACCCAACGCGCGCCCCACGATGCTCGGCGATTCATCGATGTTCTTTTGGTCAGCCGCGACAAATGCATCACTTGGGCTCATCACGTCAAGCGACGCGGGCAACTTCTCCGACGCTCGCCGACGCCCTCGAAAACGCGACGGCCTCTGGCTTCGAGGGATGCACACGACCAACCGGGAAGGCGCGAGCGCCCAGATCAACCCTGTCCCCGTGTGGACGTGTGGCCGCATCATCTGGCCGACCGTTCATACCATCAAGAACGACCTGCCGCTCACTGCTGGCGGCGGCGGCGCACCGACGATCGCCGCCATCGGCATCACCAGCGATGAAGCAGTCGGCTCACCATCCACCGCACTCAGCAACTCACCAGCCGGCATCGGTACCGGCGAAGCAACCGGCACGCCAGCCGCGAAGCTCGCCGTCGCGCCCGCCGGGATCACCACCACTGAGACGACCGGCACACCATCCCAGGCGCTGCCAGTCACCGCGACAGGTATCGCCTCATCCGGGGCGATCGGCGTTCCGGCCGTTGGTGTCGTCACTGCATCGCCCGCGGGCATCGGCACTGGCGAAGCGACCGGCACACCATCGGAATCGCTCGCAGTCGCGCCTACTGGGATCACCACGACTGAGACGGCCGGCACACCATCCCAGGCCTTGCCAGTCGCCGCTACAGGTATCGCATCGAGTGAAGGTATCGGCTCGGCGTCCTCAGCACTGCGCGTCTCACCTTCGGGAATCGTCACTGCCGAGGCCGTTGGCACACCGTCCCTCTCCAACTCGACGAGCCTCACACCTACCGGGATCACGAGCGCAGAGGCGATCGGGATCCCGACCGAAACGCTCCCGCTCTCCGCCGCCGGCGTCGCGACAAGCGAGGCGACGGGCACCGCCACAGCAGCACTCGCAACGACACCCACCGGTATCCCGACAGGCCAGTCGCTCGGCACACCAGCAGTCACGGTCAGCGTATCTCCAGCGGGCATCGCAACGGGCCAGGCGCTCGGCGCATCGACAACCTCGGCGGCAGTTGGGCCCGGCGGGATCACAACCGCCGAAGCAGTTGGCACGCCATCAGTCAGCGTCACCATCACCGCCGCCGGCGCAATCGCATCAGCCGCCACCTTCGGCACACCGTCGATCGCCCAGACAGCGCTCTCACCGGCCGGCATCAGCTCAGGCGAGATCCTGACATCCGCCGATATCGCGTTGCTCTTGAACCCCCAGGCGCTCGCAACCGCCGAAGCGCTCGGCATCCCCAGTATCGCCGCCGTCGTGGCATTCGTCACCGGCCGCGTACGTGGCGAGACGGTACGCCGCCAAGTCGCCATTGGGAGCAACCGCCAGCCGGCCACCAGTGGGACCGGTCCAACCGCCAGCACTGACAGTCACACGGTCGGCACGGCAACCACGTCCGGCAGGACCGCAAACGACACCGAGGTCACACCGTGAGCGTCCTTTACATCGGCGGGACCCGCCGCGAAACCGTCACGTTCACCGATGACGCCGGCGCACTCCAAAACGTCACCGGCCTCGAGCTCACACTCACCGGACCCGATGGCGTCGCGAACACCTACACCGCGATAACGACGCCGCCGATCGGCAACCCATCCACCGGCGTCTACAACATCTACCTCGAGCCTGCGATCGCCGGCGAATGGGTCGGCGTCTGGACGTGTGACGGCCCGATCGCACAGTCCGCACCTATCCAGTTCACCGTCTCAGCGCTCCCGCACGCATTCGTCCCGACTGTCAGCGCAATCGCCGCCGTCATGCGGGCACGCACCCTCGGCGCCGCCAACACCATTACCGGGCAGTTCAGCGACGAGACGACACCGACCGCAGACCAAGCGCAGGAAGTGATCCTCAGAGCCGCCGGCGACATCATCGGCCGCGTCGGCGCGCAGATCCCCGACACGCAGCGCGAGCTTGCGCGCAGCGCGATCCTCTACAAGGCCGCCTACCTCATCGAGATCGGCTACTTCCCCGAACAAGTCAGCACCGGCCGCAGCCCAGCAGACCACTACGACAGTCTCTGGCGGGAAGCGATCAACGGCCTCGAGCATTCATTCGGCCGTGGCCCTGACAAGTCAATCGCCACACTCACCGCCCTAACGGATTGGGCGGCACTGTGATCCGCTTCGAGATCCAGGCATCAGGGACCAAAGCCGCCAACCTACGCATCAGGGGACTCGACGACGCGGCCGGAGACCTCCGCCCAGCATTCTCGAAGGTCGCCACCTGGTTCTACGACCACGAACGCAAACGCTTCTCATCTGCTGGCTTCGGCACATGGACTCCACTGAAACGCCGGACCGTTGCACGCAAGAACAACGCGATGGTTTCGAGCACACAGGGGCGAATCATGCGACGCACCGACGCCCTCTACAACAGCCTCACGCGCCAGGCCGCGCGCGGGTCGGTCAGACGGATCACCAACGACCGCATCGAACTCGGCACGAAACTCCCCTACGCCCGAGAGCATCAGCGCCCCACCGGGGGACGCAAACTGATCGCACTACGTGACAGCGACCGCCGCGCAGTGCGCACCATCATCGTCGACCACATAACCGGGGCCATCTCGTGAGCTTCGGCGAGATCCCAACTGTCACGAGAGCCGACACGGCACTCATCGACACCCTCAAGACGTGGCTGCCTCACTACATCGCCCACGTCGCAGCCGCCGAAGGCGTCCCGACACCAAGCTCGCCGAACGGCTACCGCGTCGTCTCCGAGCTCGCCAGCTTCCCAGAGCAAGGCCTACCGGTCATAACGATCATCTCCCCGGGATTGGCAGACAAGACCGAACGCAAAGACGGCGTCGTCCGAGGCGGATGGGCTCACGCCATCCACGTCATCACCCAAGGCCGCGACGACGTCGAAGCCAGGCAATGGGCCGGCATCTACGGCGCCGCCGTGCGCGGCTGCCTCATTCAACAAACCCGACTCGCCATCGTCGACGAACGCTACGACGTCATCGACATCGAAGATCGACGCACACTCGTCGGCGTCCTCATCCAGATCCAGTCGCCGGCAACACTCGCGACGATCACAGGACCACAAGCCCCGCCCGTCAACCCCGGCGACCCGCCGGCAGGCGACCCCGTCATCCAGACGCACACCGAAACCGCAACCCCCAGAACTCCCATGGAGGAGCTATGACCACCCACATCAACGTCGCGACGCACGTGGTGGACCTCGCCGATGGGAGGACCGTCCCACCCGGCGCCACATGCACGCCAAGCGACGCCGCACACGACCAGCAACTCATCGACAACGGCGACCTCGTCGCCCTGCCGGCCGAGGCCAAGACCAAGAAAGGCGATAACCAGTGAGCCGCCCAGGAATCGAAGTTTCCGTCATCGACCAGGCGCCGCCCGCCGGCGCGAAGTCCAGCACCGGCACATGGTTCGCCACCGGATTCTCTGACAAGGGGTCCACCACCGAAGCTGTGCGCGTCACAAGCCTCGCGCGATTCGTTGCCCTGCTCGGCAACCGACGCAGCGATAGCGTCCTCTACGACGCCGCCGAGACGTTCTTCCGCAACGGCGGCGCGCAAATGTACGTCGGCCGTGTCATCGGACCGGCCGCAGCGACTGCCCAGGTCACCATCTCCGCAGCCATTACCGTCAAGGCCGCAAGCCCCGGCGAATGGGGCAACAACCTCAGCGTGCAGGTCATCGCCGGCGACGCCGGCGGCGAATACAAGCTCGTCGTCTTCGAATCCGGCACCGAAGTCGAGCGGTCGCCATCCCTCGTCGACAATGCGACCGCCGCCAACTGGGCCCTCGCGAGCTCCAGCTACATCCGCGTCACCGCCGTCACCAGCACCGACCCGGCGATCACCGCTGCCACTCCCCTCACCGGCGGCGTCAGCGACGTCGCGAACGCGACCGACACCCAGTGGGCCACCGCTCTCGCACTCTTCGCCAAAGCGCTCGGCCCCGGCCAGGTCAGCCACCCCGGTCGCACAACGACGCCCGCCCACACGCAGCTACTCGCCCACGCCGATACCAACAACCGCGTCGCCATTCTCGACATCCCCGACACGGCGACCGTCGCGACACTCACAGGCGCCGTCGCAGCCCTGCGCGCCCTGACCGGACGCAAACGAGCCGCCGCCTACGGCCCCTGGGCAGTGATCCCCGGCCTCACCCCAGGAACGACCCGCACCGTCCCTTACAGCGCCGTCCAGGCCGGCCTCACCGCCCGCGCCGACGTCGACTTCGGACCGCACCGCCCAGCAGCCGGCATCGCCGGCGTCAGCAACATCCTCGGCCTCTCCCAGATCGCATGGACCGACGCCGAACGCACCACCCTCAACGAGGCAGGCGTCAACGTCGCCCGCGTCATGGACGGCCAGGTCCGCACATACGGCGCCAGGAGCGTAGTCAACCCGCAGACCGAAGCCGCATGGCGCGAGATCCACCAGGCCCGGACCGTCATGGCCGTCCAGGCCGACGCCGAAGCGATCGGCGAGCGGTACATCTTCCGCAACCTCGACGCAAAAGGCCACACCCTCGCCGAGTACCGAGGCGAGCTCACGGCCGCACTGCGCGCCTACTACGACCGAGGCGCCCTCTACGGACAAACCCCCGACGAGGCATTCGTCGTCGACGTCGGCGAGAGCGTCAACACCCCGGCGACCATCGCCAACGGCGAGATCCGCGCGGCGATCGCCATGCGCATCGGCCAGATGGGCGAGCTCGTCACCGTCACCATCGTCAAGACCCGCACCGAGGAGGCCATCTAATGCCCGGCACCGCCAAAGACCGCTACCGCGTCACCGTCGTCATCAACGGCAAAGCGCTCGGCGTCTGGGACAAGCAGACCGGCGGCGACAGCACCGGCGCGACCAGCGTCTACCGCCCCGGCGGCATGGCCGAACCTCGAGCACGCGGCGGCGCCAAGAGCGTCGAGCCGGTCACCGTGACCAAGCTCTACGATCACGCGACCTACAGCACGCTCATCCCGCTCACCGGCAAGGGCGACGTCGTCGTTACCAAGCAGCCGCTCGACGTCGATGGCATCGCGTTCGGCGCCCCGGTCGTCTACAAGGGCGTCCTCGCGAAGGTCATGGCACCCGAGGTCGACAGCGACTCGAGCGAAAACGCGGAAATGTCGATCGAGGTCACCTCCGCGACCATCACGGTCGCCGCATGAGCGACATCGTGACCCAACTGCGGGCCCGACGCGACCAGCTCGCAGCAGAACGAACGGAGCACTTCGACATCCCTGGTTTTCCAGGGATGGTCGCCATGGTCCAAGCGCTGCCATACACCAGGGCCGTCGAGCTCGTCGCGAACGCCGGATCCGTTCCAGGTACTCGAGCCGAAGTGGCAGCAGCGGACGCGCTCATCGCCGAAGCAACGGTCGCCTTGTTCTTCCGTACCGACTCCGGTGACCTTCAGCCGCTGCGCGAATGGCTCGAGCCGCAGATCACCGACCCGGAGATCACCACGGCCATCGGATCACACGGCGGCGCACCCATGCGATTCGACGACCGCCTCGCCGCCGTCTTCGGGATCCTCGCCGATGGCGCCGCGAAGGTCGTGGCCGGCGTCCTTCCCAACGAATTCGCCAGGGTCAGCCTCGGCCGACAGATCAAGGATTGGATCGAGACGGCCCACCAAGGACTCGGCCCGCTCACCGTGGGGGAATGACATGGGCTGCGGCCGCCACACGAATCGGGGTCGCCGCAGCCCACAACATCACCCCAGACCTTGCGCTCTCAACCGACCCCGTCGTCACGGCGTTCACCGAGGCTGCGATCAACGCGGCGGCGCGTGAGATGGCACTGATGCACCAACACCTCGCCATCTGCATCATCAACCAACTCGGGGAGGCGGTCGGCCGTGGCCGGTGAAGAAATCACCCTCTCACTTTGGATGCGCAACCTTCCAAAGTTCAAAAGCGACGCCAGGGAAGCCGCCAACGCCGTCGACCAGATCGGCGCGAGCGCCGCCTCAGCATCACGCACGAGCTCAGGCGCCGTCGCCAGCGCCGAGAAGTCGAGCGGCAAGTTTGGCGTTGCCATGAAGTCGATGGCAAAGACCGGCGCCCTGGTCGCCGTCGCCGGCGGTCTCGGCATCGTCAGCATGGGCGTCAGGTTCGAGGCGATGAAGGAACAAGCGCAAATCGCCTTCACGACGATGATGGGCGACAGCGGCAAGGCCAAGCGTTTCCTCGGCGAATTGCAGACGTTCGCCGCGAAAACCCCGTTCGAGCTCCCGGGACTCATCCAGTCATCACAGAAGCTGATGGCGATGGGGTTTGCGGCCGAGGACGTACAGCCAATGCTCACATCGGTCGGCGACGCCGCCGCCGGCCTCGGACTCGCCCAACCGGAAATGGACGGGATGATCATGGCCCTCGGCCAGATGAAGGCCAAAGGCAAGGCGAGCTCGGAAGAGATGATGCAACTCACCGAGCGCGGCGTCCCGGCGTGGCAGATGCTCGCGAAAGCCATGGGCACCGACACGGCGACCGCGATGAAGAAGGTCTCCGAAGGCGCCGTCGACGCCGACACGGCAATCGCCGCAGTCACTCGAGGAATGAACGACCGATTCGGCGGCATGATGGCCAAACAGTCACAAACCCTCGCCGGCCAATGGTCAAGCATCAAGGACGGCGCCCGCCAAGCTGCCGGCAACCTGATCGCACCGTTCATCCCGCAACTTAAGAGCCTCACAGCCTGGCTCAACAAGACGCTCGCCGACCCTGATGTCCAGAAAGGACTCAAACGCACCGGCGAGATCATGGCCGACGGCATGCAATACGCCGGCGGTCTCATCTCAAAGCTCTCCGCTCTCCGAGGGCCGATCAAGGCATTCGTCGGATTCATCACCGCCGCCTATGACAAGACCGTCTCGCTCCTCGACAAGGTCGAAGCCGCCTGGAATTGGCTGCCATGGAATCACGGGCCCTCAGATAGCGAGGTCTCCGATTGGATGACGAGAGTGCAGCAACAGAACGGCGCAACCCAAGCAGCCCTCGGGGTGAACACGGCCGCACCGGCGACCTCATTGTCTGACGTCACCGGAGGACGCCAGATCAATACCGCCGTCAACATCGACGGCCGGCAGGTTGCACACGCGGTCGCCAATGTCGCCGCCGACCGCCGGGCCCGGAGAGGTGGACGATGAGCACCGTCACCCTCACCGGAATCGGCACGAACATCGCGGTCCGCTGCCCGCTCGGTGATGACATACCAAGAACGGAAGGCGGCGCAAACTGGCGGACAGAGACCCGCCCAAAACGCAAACCGCTCACCATCTACGACGGACAGGTCCCGCGAAAGCTGACGCTGGCCATCCTCTTCGACCGATTCAATGTCGACGGCAACGTTGAGCGCGACATCGCACTCATCGAAGCACTCACAACACCCATCTCGACGGGCGGAGATCCACCACACGTCAAGGTCTCCGGGCCAGTTCCCCACAGCGACCTCGTCTACGTCGTCACCGGCCTCGAGTGGGGTGCAGCCGACTACAACTCCCGCAATCAGCGCAGCCGCCAGGCCGTGACCGTCACGCTCACCGAGTACGTCGCCGGCGACCAGGTGACCAGTAGGACGCCGACTAAGAAGAAGGCACCCGTCAGGCCCGGCACCGTCACCGCACGCAAAGGAGACACCCTCGAGAAGATCGCCGCGCGCGTTCTGCACAAGGCCGCCAGATGGCGCGAGATCCAGCGCCTCAACCCGACCATCAAAAACCCCCGCGCCGTGCTGCGCACGGGGCAGACGATCAAAGTGCCACGCACCGACTAGATGGCCCTCACCTCTGCAAACCTCAGCCCGGACGCGCTCACACTCCGCACGACCGGCCTCACATTCCGCCTCGAGCGGGCAGCGGTCTCCGGACGGATCACCAGATCCATCGAGATCGCATCATCCCTCGAGCTCACGATCATCGACCCATCGGCCGACCTGCTCTCCCCGCGCATCGTCAACAAAGAATCAGACCTCATCTTCGAGGGATTCACCTGGCGCCTCGTGCAGGTCAAAAAGAGCGCCGACAAGGTGACCCTCGTCTTTGAGGACAAGACCGCCGCCATCTTGCGCGGCTACACCAAGCCACGCGTCGCCCGCCGATCGCCGCAGATGACCCGCGTGCGATTCGTGCAATCACTGATCGCAGAGGCCCGCGCAGACCTTCCCAACGTGAAGCTCATCACCCACGCCAACCGCACACGCGAGCCGATCACAGACGCCCGCAAGCGGCGATCCCCAAGCAAACGAGCGGAGCAACGCGACTACGGCTTCGGCGTCAACACCCGGATCACCGTCAAACACCGCAAGGCAACCGGCGAGCAACGGCGCAACATTGAACGTGTCCTCGACTGCGGCGTCTCCCACCGTGTCACGCGCAAAGTGCTCATCGCAGCCGTCATGACGATCACGCAGGAAGCGTCTGCGCTGAACCTCAAAGGCGGAGACCGAGACAGTGTCGGACTCTTCCAGCAGCGGCCATCGCAAGGATGGCCGGCATCACGCAACATCGAGCGCGACGCCACCGCGTTCTACGAGAAAGCCATGCGCATCAATCGCGCGAAACCTGGCTACGCACTGACCGAGCTTTGCCAGGCAGTGCAGGTCTCAGCGTTCCCCGACGCCTATGCCCAATGGGAAACCGAGGCCGAGCGCACCGTTACCGCCTACATGGGGGAAGGTGAACCCGACCCATCTGGGGCCGGCGACAGCAGCGCCGACCCCGGCGGCCGCTACGAGTTCACACGCGGCAGCGCCGAAGGTGACCCCGAATCGACGTGGGATGCCACCCAACGCATGGCGGAAGAAGTGCAGTGGCGTCGCTTCACAATCGGCGACCGGTTCTACTTCATCAGCGACACCGAGCTCATGCGCGCCGCACCGGCAATGCAGATACGCGAAAACGTCGGAGGTATCCAATGGATCGACTACGACATCGACATCGGCAAGCCGCTCTCAACGCTCCGCTTCATTGCCGAAGCACCAGCGACCATCGCCGAACCGGGCACCGTCTGCCTGGTCAGCGACCAGGGCGCCGCCGATGGCCGCTGGCTGCTCGCTGAATGGTCACGTGACATCTGGTCGCCGTATGCGGAGGTGCAACTCACCAGCCCGCAAAAACCGCTTCCCGAACCCGCCGGCGAAACCGACCCCGTCACCGATCCAACCGTCACCCTGGCCGGCACCAACATCCCCAGCGCCGCCGCGACCGTCTATGGCACGCCACGGCAGCGCATCGTGACCGTCGCAAAGGCCGCACTCGCCAACAAGCGCCGATGGACGTACAAGCAAAAGCGTCCGATGGCCCGATCCATGGCAGAGACCGCGAACATGGATTGCAGCGAATTCACCACGCTCTGCTTCAAGGACGCCGGCGCAGAAGATCCAAACGGCCTTGGATACAACGGTTCCGGGAACACCTCCACGCTACTTGCACGCGGGCGGATCGTCACGACACCGCAGCCCGGAGACCTGGCGCACTACGGCTCAGGCTCATCCGCCCACGTCGCCGTTTACATCGGAGACGGCAAGGTCATCGGCTTCGGCTCGACACCTATCAGCGAGCACCCCGTCCGGTATCGCTCCGACTTCCGCTGCTTCACCGACAACATCAACCTCGAGAGCGCCGCAGAGGTCGCGAACCGGACACTCACCCCGGTCATCAGCGGCGCACGCAGCATCTGGGACGCCCTGACGTGAGCCTCCCGATCGATGACCTCGCCGGCATGACCCGCCGCCAGCAACACGCAACGACAAGCGCACCGGTCCACGTCGCGACCGTCATGCAAGCGCCAGCCACCCCAGGCGACGACCTCTACGTCGTCATCCCCACCATCTCAAGCACGCACATCATCGGCCCGTGCCAATGGCAGCCGATGGCCGTTCCCGGCGGCGTGCGCTACCCCGTCGCCGGCGACGAGTGCGCAGTCACGCAAGACACCAGCGGCCGCTACTGGGTCATCGGCTGGATCCCGACCACCTACACCGCACTCCCTGGAACATGAGCACACCACACCTCGCCGTACCGTTTCGCCTCACCCATCGCGGCGCCGCAACCGTCGAACAAGACAGCTCAGCAGAGATCGCGCAGTGCGTCCAAACCGCAGCGTCCTACCGCATCGGCCAGCTCGACACCAATCCCGAGTTCGGGATCACCGACCCCGTCTTCGACCCACTCGTCGACGTCGACCGCCTGGCCGACGAGATCCGCGCAGTCGAGCCCAGATTCACCGGCCGCATCGAACGCGCGATCGTCGACCCCATCACCCAAGCAGTCACGCTCACCGTCGCCGAGGAGATCTAACAGATGGACGGATACATCACCACGCCACTCGACACGGACGCCAGGACAATCAGCGACGAGGTCATCGCCGCCATTCAAGGGCGATTCCCGGAATGGACCCCGGCCGAGGCAAACCTCGAGACCATCATCATCGACACATTCGCCCAAGCGATAGCCGACGCCCGCGACGTCGCCAGCCTCATCGGCGCCGAGATCTTCCGTGCCTGGGGCCTACACGTCGCCGGCGTCGCACCAATCGAAGCAACCCGCGCAACTGCGACAACGACGTGGACACTCACCGACACGCTCGGCCATACGATCCCCGCCGGCACAATCGTCCAAATGATGGACGGCGACACCGCCGTCCCATTCGCCACGACGACCGACACCGTCATCGCACCAGGATCAAGCACGGCGACCGGCGTCACGATCCAAGCAGTCGACACCGGGGCAGCAGCCAACAACCTCGCCGGCACCATCAGCCTCGTCGACTCGCTGGCATTCGTCAGCACCATCACGATCACATCGGGAACGACCGCCGGCGGATCTGATGGCGAGACCGACGCCGCCTACCTCGACAGGCTGCGCGAAGAGGTCACGCTCATCTCACCGCGCCCAGTCCTTCCCGACGACTACGCCATCCTCGCCCGCCGCGTTCCCGGCGTCCACCGTGCCCTCGCGATCGACGGCTACAACCCACACCACAACCGACTTACCGCAAACCAATCATCGATCGAGACGAACACCACCGGCCTCAACGTCGACGCCAACGCGACGATCGCCCGCACGACAACAACATCGGCAGACGGCGTCGCAGCATTGCGAGTCACCGCATCCGCCGCCGGCGATGCCTCTGCCAAGACAGACGTCGGCGTCAACGGCATCCCCGTCCAAGCCGGCGCCAGCTACACCGCTCTCGCAAGCTTCCGCCCGAACAGCGCCGCGCGCAACTGTCACACCGACATCATCTGGTACACCGCCGCCGGCGCAGTCATCTCAACGAGCTCCGGCACGGCCGCATCATGCCCGAGCGGCACCTACACACAGCGGACCGTCACCGCGACCGCACCAGCCAACGCCGCCTTCGCAGCAGTCCGCGTCGCATTCGCTGGATCCGCCGCAGCTGACATCTGCGACGTCGACAAGCTCGCACTGCATGAAGGCGATAGCACCACCTGGGCACTTGGACAGAGCGACGGCACAAACACCCAACGATGCATCTGCATCGCAGCCCTCGACGAGAACGGCGACCCGGTCAGCGCATCAGTCCGCACAGCAATCCAAACGTATCTCGACGGTCTGCGCGAGGTCAACTTCCAGGTCGCAACAACTCCGCCGACCGTCACGCCGATCACCGTGACATTCACCGCCCTCACCTATCCAGGTTTCGACACCGCCGACGTCGCCGCCCGCGCCGAGGACGCCGTCTACACATTTCTCAAGCCGGCCACGTGGGGCGCCCCGAACGCCGGCGACACCGACACATGGATTCTCGAGAAGACGGTCAGATACTTCGACGTCGCCCACATCATCAGCCAGGTCGAGGGGATCCGCACCGTCACAGCCCTCACGATCCAAGGTGCATCCAGTGACTACACCCTCCCCGGCGTCGCACCAGTGCCAACAGGATTCTCAGTCACTGGCACGGTGACCCTGTGATCGCGCTCACCCCACTCGGCGAATACGTCTACGACCAACTCGCCCCATTTGCGAGCACCGATGAAGTCGCCGACTGGCCGCTCGCCACATTCGTCGACGCGATCGCCGCACCAATCCAGGCAATCGACGACATCGCGCGACCCGCGACAGGCACGCCGTGGGGCTGGATGTTCGACCCTGCGATCTGCCCGCCCACCTGGTTCCAGTGGATCGCTCAGTTCAGCGGTCCGCCGATCACCGAAGGCATCACCGAACAAGCCGCCCGCGACGAGCTCGCCGCCCATTCCGGATGGACACGCGGCACCGTCGACGGCATCACCGCACAAATCAAAAGCCGCCTCTCCGGAGCGCAATGGGTCGCCATCTACGAGCGCTACCAGGGCGACCCCTACAGCATCGCCATCCGCGTCCGCGTCTCCGAGCTCACTCTTCCCACCGCCGAAATGGCCTTGTTCGTCAAGAGCCTCATCCCTGCCGGTCTGACCCTCGACTACAACTACGTCGCCGGCGCAACCTTCGACTCAGCCAACACAGCGTTCACGACCTTCGACGCCGAGAACGCCGCATTTGCGACCTTCGACGCCGCCGCCGCCGGATAGGAACACGCCACCATGAGCATCGCCACAACCCGCCTCGGAATCCTCAAACCACAGGGAACCGACGACAACAATGTCCCGCTCTTCTTCGGGCCGATGGCAGATACCCTCGACGACGCCTGTATCGCCCTCCGAGGAACGATCGCCAGCCGACCCGCCGCCGCCATCGCGGGTCGAATCTACGAGGCGACCGACGAGGGACTCATCTACCTCGACACCGGCACCACCTGGAAAACCATCTCAGGGGCCACAGCCTGGGCCAGCCTTTCCTTCTCGGGTACCTGGGCAAATGCCGGCTTTGCCGGATACAAGAAGACCGCCACCGAGATCATTTTCCGAGGCGCCGTCTCAAAGCCAACAACCCCCGCCGGCGGCGAGACGATGTTCACCCTCCCGGCCGGTTTCCGGCCAACAGCAGGCGCGCAGTTCTACGTCCCGGCCAGCGCCGGCGGATTCGTTTGCAAGATCACATTCAACACAGACGGCACCGTCCTCTATCTCGCCCCGCCCGTCGACGGCGGCGGAAACCCCGGCTCGCTCCACCTTGCCGGCGTCCGCTTCCCATGGGCGTAAACCCAACGAAACAGTATTCGGCCGGTAACTGGCCGGGAAGGTGCGCATTGAATGCCAACACGACGCGACAACGGCGCCAGCCGCCTCGGCTATCGGCTGAGATGGTGGGCGATGAAGGTACTACCGCCATGGCTTGGAGTGGCCACGCTCACCGACCAGCTGCTACTTCAAGA